GAACTTAGAGGACTTGCAGTTGAATTTAATGTACCTATCGTTTCTGCAACCCAGACTACGCGGTCAGGATTTACCAGCAGTGATCCTGGACTTGAAGACACATCAGAATCGTTCGGACTCCCAGCAACGGCAGATTTGATGTTCGCTCTGATTACATCAGATGAACTTGAAGAACTTGGACAACTGATGGTCAAGCAATTGAAGAATCGTTATTCTGATCCGACATCAAACAAGAGATTTGTTATCGGTGTTGATAGGTCAAAGATGAAACTTTATGACGTTGAACAATCAGCACAAGATGGTATTGTTGACTCAAATCAAGACGATAAACCGATAAATACATTTGGTAATCGTGAAATCCAAAGTAAATTCAAAAAAAACTTCAGCGGATTTAAAGTGTAGTTGATTTTGTAAAATATATAAAGATAGTGATGATGTGCCAAGTTTTTAATAATATTTTAATAGATGAACATTATCTAATTTTTTAAATAGGAAAACAAATGGCCGCCAATCTATCGGGTACAGAATTAACAAAAAGAGGCAGAGAATGGAGATTAGGACTCTTTATAAAAAAATATAAAAATAGAGAAGAGTTTACTTTGACAAATGGAAAAAAAGTAAGACTACTCTACGAAAAGGTTATTGAAGACAGACTCGAAAGAAAATCTTCATTAGATTCTATTGTGTTTACGACAGTCGATAGCAGTGAAGTAAAACTAAAAGATTTGGCCAAAACAAAAGAATTTGGTGGAATGGCGGACATAAAAAAGAGTACAACTCATATTGAAGAAAAAGAAATAGTTAGTATTAGAGAACAACTAAATGAAATACGAGAAAAAACTAAAGAGCCTACAGTTCCATTAAAAGTCGCTGGAAAAATTTATGATGTTTTTGATATACAAAAGACCGAAGGAACTCCAAAATCTGACTTTCATTTTTTAGATATTAATGGTAAACCTGTAGTTTGGTGCTCACACAAAGACGGAAAAAAAGCATCAGATTTTCAGCAATGGGGTGGAATTTCAAAGGTCGTTCCAAATACACACAGTCATAATGAAACAAAAAAATTCATTAATCAAATGAAAGAAACTTTTCCAGAAGGAATGAAAAGTGCTTCAGCAAAAGAACCTCCGTCTAATGTCGTAAAAGAAATTGGGGATTCTACATTAAAGGCCAAAGCAGTTTATGGTGATGATTTTAGAAGAGGATCTAAAATTTTTGGTGAAGATAATGTTACTATAGTTCTACAGGGTCCAGTTAAACTGAGAAAATTTGGATCTTATTATACTTTAGTTGCCAATCATGCCCATGAAAATGGACAAATAATGAAAGGTGATTATGAACCAATTTTCAATTCTAGTTATAGACAGGGTCGAGGTCAAGAAGGATTAAAAGATGCTAGATTAGCAATTTGGCCAAAATATGTTGAAAAAAGACCAAAAACGATTAAACTTCCAAAAAAATGATTTGAGGATTTATTATGTCTGCTGTTGTTATTATACCCACAACGGGTGCGAGTGATGTTAGAAAGGCAATTGAAAGTGTGTTGTCTCAAACGTATCCTACAACATGTTATGTTGTTTGTGATGGTCAAAAATTTGAAGGTAATGTTAGAGTAATCACTAGTGATTACATGGGAAATAAAAATCTAAAAGTTTGTTATTTGCCTGTGAATGTTGGCGCAAACGGATACTATGGTCATAGAGTGTATGCAGCATTCTCTCACCTAGTCAATGAAGACTATGTTTTCTTCCTTGACCAAGATTGCTGGTTTGATAATAATCATGTTGAAGAATGCATCAACAATATAAAGAAAAATAATATACAATGGACATACTCATTGAGAAAAATTTATGATAAACAAGATAACTATTTGTGTAATGATGATTGTGAGAGTTTAGGTAAATGGCAAGCATGGACACAAGTTAATCATATAGACACAAATAGTTATTGCATTCCCAGAGAAGTTATGATAAAATTAGCATCAGTATGGCATGGTGGGTGGGGTCAAGATAGAGTGTTTCTGTCAGTTATTGCACAACACTTTCCTAAGTTTGATTGCACCGGCATATATACATGTAACTACAAAGTAGATGGAAATCAAGGTTCTGTTAATAAAGAATTCTTTGATAAAGGTAATGAAATAATGCGACAAAAATATAATGGAGAATTCCCATGGCAGAAAAAAATCTAATTATCGGTGGGTTCACTAACTACAATTACAATCAACTAAAACCTTGGGTAGAATCAATCAACGAAGTTTGTGGTGATAATGTTGATAAAGTTTTAGTTGTTGGTACTGCATCAGAAGAAACAAGAAATGAACTAAAGAATAGAGGTTTCATTCTTGTTGATATGATTCAATCTAACGTACCGATTCACGTTTTGAGATTCCTAACAATCTTCAATTATCTAAAAGATAATTATGAAAAGTACACTTACGTCGTTACTACAGACGTTAAAGATGTATATTTTCAAAACAACCCATTTGATTGGTTGAGAAAAAATATTCCGTTTGGATGGAAACTTGTTGCTGGTTCTGAAGGTATGATGTATAAGGACGAACCTTGGGGTAATGAAAATCTTATGCAAGCATATGGACCATATGTTCATGAGATGTTTAAGAATAACGAAATCTATAATGTAGGAACTATAGGCGGTCATGCAGAATACGTAAAAGACTTGGTATTCAATATCTTCATGAATGCAATCAATCGTCCTATTTCGATTTGCGACCAAGCAGTGTACAATGTTCTTCTCTCAACTCAACCATACAAAGATGTTACTGTATTCGCAAAACAACTTGATGGTTGGGCATGTCAAGCAGGTACAACCGTTGATCCATCAAAGATTGAATCATTTAGGCCGTTTCTTACAGAGAAAGAACCTATCTTTAGAAACGGTAAAGTTTTAACCGCAGAAGGTAAAGAATTCGTAATTGTACATCAGTACGATAGAGTTCCTGAGTGGAAGCAATATATAAAAGAGAAGTACAAACAAGATGATGATAGTTTGATGTTCGTATATAAAGTTTAGGAGATATTATGGCTTGTGAATGTGATTTAGTTTTTGTTCCAATCAAATCTGATTGTGATGTTGAAAACCTTAGAACAATACGAAATGAATGTAGAAATTTCATGACAAGAAATACAAATGAGATTTCAAAAGAACAACAAAAAAATTGGTATTCAAATGTTGATAAAGAAAAGAACAAACTGTTCTTATTGCACCAGATTCATCATGGTGTCACAGCAAGTCCTGTAGGATACGGATATATCAGAATTGAAGATGACCATATTCTTTTAAGTGGTGGTCTTGTAGAATCGGAAAGAGGTAAAGGTTACGGTCAATTGCTGTTCCACTCTCTTGTTCAAAATTCAAAAAAGTTTGGACTACCAATTAAACTTGAAGTATTAAAAACAAATACCGTAGCATTTTCAATTTACAGTAGACTAGGATTTAAATTTACTGGTGATGACGGTAAGATTATAACAATGGAGTATAATTATGATTCCTCTATTTAAGGTAAGGATGTCTCCTGAAGCAAATGAAGAATTGGGTATCGTTCTTCAATCAGGATTTATCGGACAAGGACCAAAAGTTGAGTTGTTTGAAAACGCATTACATCAACAACTCAAAACAAAGACTCGACCAGTAACACTCAATTCTTGCACATCTGCAATTGACCTAGCACTTCATCTTTGTGATGTTGGTCCTGGTGATGAAGTTATTTCTACACCGCAGACTTGTTTTGCATCTCAGATTGGTGCTATTCATCGTGGAGCAAAGATTCGTTGGGCTGATATTGACCCAATTACTGGTCTTATGGATCCAGAATCAGCAAAGAAGTTGATTACAAAAAACACAAAAGCAATTGTTGCAGTTAATTGGGCAGGAAGAATCTGTGACTTTGCTGCACTGAAGAGTTTGGGTGTTCCTGTAATTGAAGATGCTGCACACTCATGGGACACCTTTATAAAGGAACCAGTTGAACGCGGTGACTATGTTTGCTACAGTTTACAAGCAATCAAACTACTCACAAGTGGTGATGGTGGTATTCTTGTTTGTCCTACAGTAGAAAAAGAAAACGAAGCAAGACTTTTGCGTTGGTTTGGGCTTGATAGAACTAAAGGTCAATCATTCCGCTGCACTCAAAATATCACACAAGCCGGTTACAAATATCACATGAATGATATTAATGCGACGATTGGTTTGTGTAATCTTGAATTGGCAAATGATTCTGTGTTGAAGCATAGAAATAATTCAAAGTACATTATTGATAATGTGAAAAATGATAATTTGATTATGCCTACTTGGGATGAGAATTGCTCTTATTGGTTGTTCAGTATGCACGTTAAGAATAATCAAAAGCATCACTTTACTAATTATCTTGAATCTAAAGGCATCTCATCAAGTCCAGTACATTTCAGAAATGATATGTATGATTGTACTTCTAAATTCAAAGAAAAAGATTTGCCGGGGGTAACCAGTTTTGATAAGACTCAAATTTGTATTCCTAACGGATGGTGGTTGAGTAAAGAAGACTTGCAGCATATAGTTAAATCTTTGAATGAATATGGAAAATGAAAAACATTTGTATAATAACTTCTGCACTATATCCTAGAGTAGGAGTTATTCCTATTCATGATAGATACACACAAACAATACATAGTATCAAAACTGTAAGAGAAAAGATTCCAGATTGTACTATAGTTTTAAATGATATCTCTGTTTTTGATGCGGAAGAATACAAAAAAGATATATCAAAATTAGTTGATATTTTTATCGATTCTCATGATGATAAGAATATATTTGAATTGAGTAATCGGGGATACAAAAGTCATGCTGAACTTTTGTTATTCAGAGGCGCATTAGAATATATTGTTAATAATATAGATTTGAGTGATTATAATAGAATCTTTAAACTATCAGGAAGACATAATATTACTGAAGAATTTAATTTTGATGAATACGATGAAAAAACTGTAGGTAAATATGTTTTTAAGAAATCTGTTCAATCTTGGATATCACCAGAATTAAGAATATATGAAACTAGATTGTGGTCGATGCATAAGAGCAATATAGATGATTACTTTAGTAAATTTAAAAGTTTCTTTGAATCGTGTGATGGTAGATTCGACATAGAACACGCATATTATAAGTTCCTAAATAAGGACGATGTTGTTGAGTTTGATAATATTTGGGTTGAAGGAAAAGTAGCACTACATGGAAAATATCAAAAAGATTAAGGAGAAATTGTGAGTTATTCAATTAATTATATCCCAGTAATTTATATTGGACCAAATAGAGATTATGCTAGTTATCAAGAAAAGTTTAGAAATGATCCTATGTTCTTTGCAAGAGCCCATGTAGAATTTCTAAATCGGTGTACCGACACACCAATCAAGAAGGCAACATTTGTTTTTAATGATGATATTAGCGATGAAGTAAAAATGCTTGCTGTAGAGACAGTATCACAAATTAAAACGATGGAAGCAGAGGTCGTATTCAGACGCAACAGTGGATATTCATACGGTGCGTGGAGAGATATGATAAAGAAGAATCTAAATGATTTTGATTACTTCTTTTTGATTGAAGATGATTCTATTCCTCTTGAACCTAATTTCTACGAACATTTTGTAGAACGTTGCACTCCAGAATATCCATTCGTATCTACATTTGTTGACGAATATGAACCAGGTAAGTTCTGCTCATCTTGCCCCAATTCAATTATTCGTGCAGACATTTGTAAGAAGGTTCTAGAAGAACACGGTGAACTTTTCTTTGTTCACGATTCAACTAGACTACAAGACGCATGGGATACACAAATGCGATTCCTCGATTACTTTACTAAGTCTGGATACGGTATGCGTGATATACTAGATAAGTATTCAACTCCACATAATTTGAATTGTCATATTAATGATATTAGAATTTTTGGTGACCGTAATCTTCCACATTGCATTGTTCCTATTATTCCATGAAAACATTAATTATTGGTGGTGAAGGATATGTTGGATCATATCTTTCACGTTATCTCAATGATAACGGAATTGAAGTAAGTACGTATGGCAACAGACAAAATGACTATAATCTTTTGTCTGTTGACTATCTACAAAAGTATGAATACGTCATTCTTCTTGCTGGCAATTCTAGTGTACTTTCCTGTGCTGGAGAATTAAAGTCTCCATGGAATAACAATGTCAGAAATTTTTCAAACCTAATTATAAAGACACACAAGAAGCATAAAATCATATATGCGAGCAGTTCATCAGTATATGGTAATAAAGGAGAAAAAATTTATAATGAAAATGATTTCTCACTTGATTTTGTGAACAATTATGATTTGACAAAAATATCATTAGATTTGGTTGCCAAAGAAAGAATAAATGCTGGAAGAAAAATTATAGGATTTAGATTTGGTACTGTGAATGGTGGTTCTCCTGTATTGAGAAAAGATTTGATGATTAACTCTATGGTGTATTCTGCCTTAACGAATGGTGTTATCAGTGTAAATAACAAACACATATCAAGACCTTTACTTTCGGTTAATGATTTAAGTAGAGCGATGCACAGAGTTATCATTGGAGATTTTCATTCTGGAATCTATAATCTAGCATCATTTAATTCTACCGTTGATGAAATTTCTCAACTGGTTAAAAAGCATACTGGTGTTGACATTATAGATAAAGGAGACTACAATGGAATCTATGACTTCAATACGGACACGACAAAATTTCAACAGACCTATGATTTTAAGTTTAAAGAAACAGTAGAATCAATTACTGAAGATGTGATTGATTGTTATAGAAATAGAAACCCAATTATTGTTGCGAGAGACAAATATTTTGATTACGCAGGATAGAATAGATTACGTTATTGTCATATTCAGAAACTATAATCTTTTAGATATACAAAGAGACCTCTTTGAAAGATTTAATAGTAACTATAGATTGATTATTGTTGACAATACTCCAGATAATGAAAAGAAACCCATCGAAGCAAGAGAAAATGAACTTGTCGTTTATCGTAATAGTGTAAACGAATTTGATGGTGTTTCTCATGGTGCAGCAATAGATTATGGTCTACAGTTTGTAGAATCTAAAATTGTTTGTATACTTGATTCTGATTTTTTTATCCTAGATAAAAATATTGATGCTTATGTAAGAAATAAAATTTCTGAAGGATACGAAGCAATCGGTACTGAATTTGGTGATAAGGCATTTAGAGAAAAGCATCCAGATAAGTTCGACAATATACCTTGCGTATTCTGCTATTTCTGCAAGACAGAATTTGCAAAAAAGTATACTTGGATTGTAGATAGACATGAGGTTGATTTCGGAACATCATTTATAGAAACTGGATGGCGTTTCAGAAAACATATACTAGATAATAGTACAAAAGTTATTGGATGGAAGATTGACAACATAGAAGTGAACACAAAACAAATTTATAGAAATGAGTTTGGTGATGTAGTTGGCATGCATTATTTTGCGGGGTCTCATTTTAGACTAAATGAAGACATCAAAGGTGAATTTAATAGACTATGTGGTGAATATGTACAGAAAAATTGAAAAATGTTTGTGTTGCGATAGTAGTAATTTAAAGTTTGTCCTAGATTTAAATGAACAACCTCTAGCAAATAGTTATCTTAAAGATAAGAATGAAAAGGAAGATGTATTTCCTTTAGGAATCAACTATTGTGTTGATTGTACCCATATACAATTAACTGATGCCGTTGATCCTAATTTGTTGTTTAAGAACTATCTCTATGTTAGCGGAACTACAAAGACACTAAAGGAATATTTTGATTGGTTTGTATTTTTTGCTAATCAATATACAAAAGGTAAAAATGTTCTAGATATTGCATGTAATGACGGTTCACAATTAGATGCATTCAAATCTCATGGGTATAGTACTTATGGTATTGATCCCGCAGAAAATCTTTATTCTCTAAGTTCTGCAAATCACACAGTAGTTTGTGATTATCTGACTGATGATAGTTTAAATAAACTCAATACGAAATTTGACATAATCATTGCACAGAATGTGTTTGCACATAACACGTATCCAAAAGAATTTCTAGAAAAGTGTAAGTCTGCATTGAATGATAATGGCTGTATATTCATTCAAACTTCACAAGCAGATATGGTTCAAAATAATCAGTTTGATACTATCTATCACGAACACATTTCTTTCTTTAGTGTTAAATCATTTTGCACTTTAGCAAATAGAGCAGGACTAAATGTAATTGATGTTGTGAGAACCTCTGTTCACGGAACAAGTTTTGTGTTTGTTTTGTCAAAAGATAAAGAAGATAAATCAAAAGAATATATTGATAAAGAATTTGAGTTGACAGAAGAGGTGATGAATCAGTATTCGGAGAACTGCATATCAATCGCAAGAGAAACTTTTGGTAAAATCAATAAGTTGTATACTGATGGGTATAAAGTTATTGGTTATGGTGCTGCTGCAAAAGGAAATACATTTTTGAATTTCTCAATGTTCAAACTCGATTACATTGTTGATGATAATCCATTGAAGCAAGGTCTCTACAGCCCAGGTTCAAGAATTCCGATTTACTCTCCTGATAAGTTACTTGAAGAGTCGGATAAAATTTGTATTGTTCCTCTTGCATGGAACTTCTTTGATGAGATTAAACAAAAAGTCTTGTTGAGAAAAAGTGATAATGTTATATTCTTGAAATATTTTCCTAAGGTTGAAATCGTATGAAACCTACTCTAGTATCTCATTTTTATAATGAAGAATATTTGATGCCTTGGTGGTTAGAACATCATAAAGATATGTTTGACCATGGAATTATGATTGATTATGCGTCAACAGATAATTCTGTAAACATCATCAAAGAAATTTGTCCTAACTGGGAAATTCGTCAATCGAGAAACCAATTTTTTGGGGCGAGAGAGATTGACGAAGAAATTGAAGATATTGATAAAGAAATTTATGGTTGGAGAATCTGTCTAAACACTACAGAGTTTTTACTTGGTGATTTGTCTGTTGTCGTTACCTATGATGAACAAAAAACTTCTATGGTGAATCTAGGTGTTGGTCCAAGCGAACCCGTAACTTTTGGTTATGGTATTCCAGTGATGACAATGGTAGACAATGAACCTGAAATTGAACCCAAATATCATTTGCCTTTAGTCGAGCAAAAGACGTATGGAATACACTATAAAGAAGGTTCGTTTCCTATTCGCAGAGGTAGATTATTGCATGATAAAAATGAGATAACTTATCCTATGGGTAGGCATTATAACTATACGACAGAAGAACTTGTTGTTCTTTGGTATGGATGGTCACCATATAATGACAAGTTAAAGAAAAGAAAACTACAAATCAAAAACAGAATGCCAGAAAGTGACAAAGCAAAAGGATTGGGAACAGGTCACTTGATGAGTGAAGAAGAAATGTACGCAACATACAAAAACCAATATTTTCCTCTAGCAAGAGATTTGAAATTAGACCTACAGAGATATAATCGATGAAATTTTCTATTTGCATTCCTACATACGAGATGGGTGGCTATGGTCACGAATTTTTAGACCAACTTTTAACTGAACTCAAGTTTCAATCTGTTCAAGACTTTGAGGTCGTAATTACAGACCAAAGTCCAGACACTAAGGTACTTGAAGTATGTGACAAACATTCTAGTTTGCTTGATATCAAGTATTTTAGATATTATTATCAAAAAGGTAAGGCAGCAGCAAACATCAATACTGCAATGAGTTATGCAAAAGGAGAAATTATCAAGATTCTGTATCAAGATGATTTTTTTGTTGATGCAAAAGCATTAGAGAAAATTCAAAATGAATTTGATAATGGTGCAAAATGGGTAGCAAATGGATTCACCCACAGTGAAAATAAGAAAGATTTTTTCAATACTAGAATTCCATTCTATACAGATAGTGTTCTTGTTGGTGAAAATACAATAGGTAATCCGTCAAATATTTCTATTCTGAACTGTGAGAATTCAGAAAAAGTTTTCATGGATGAAAGTATCCTATATGTTGTTGATTGTGAATACTACTATAGAGTAAAACAGAAGTTGGGTATGCCTACAATCATTAATGATATTTTGGTTTGTGCAAGACATCATCCAGTGTCAGCAGTTGATAACCCAAGTTTTTATTCATTAAAAGATCCAGAAGTTAAATATTGTCTAAAAAAACACGGATTTATTAAAGATGAGAGTAATTGATACCTTATTGAAGGACGCCTATATTATTGAAGTGAAGAAGTTTGAAGATGAGAGAGGCTTCTTTATGGAAGCATTTAATCAAAAAGACTTCAATCACTACACAAGAACAGATTACAGTTTTGTACAGGATAATCATTCTCAATCATCAAAAAATGTTCTAAGAGGATTGCATTATCAAATAGAAAACAGTCAAGGTAAACTTGTTAAATGTATAAACGGTGCAGTATATGATGTTATCGTAGATTTAAGACAATCATCACCCACATATCGTATGTGGTTTGGAATCGAATTAAATAGAAAAAATCTAATGCTTTGGGTTCCTCCTGGTTTTGCTCATGGATTTTATACTTTGACAGATAAAGCAGAGTTTATGTATAAAACAACAGATTATTGGTCAAAAGAACACGAAAGAACTTTAATGTGGGATGATCCTGTTTTAAATATTGATTGGAAATTAAAAGGAGATCCTATTTTATCTCCTAAAGATTTACAAGGACAATATTTAGAAGATTGTGATAAGTTTCAATAATCGTATAAATAATAAGCAAGTTTCCCAACCACAGAGTGTTGATATCGTATGCTTAAGTTTAAATCATTCCTGCGTGAAGAGCAGGAAGCGAAACAGATAAAACATCTGACTCATCTTGAGGATAGACCTCTACAGACAGGCCATGCTGGCACTGAACATGCCATATCTTCATTACTTGCTGCACATGACCATATTGCTTCAGGAAAGAATACATCAGAACTCACAACAAAGTATGATGGATCTCCTGCAATAGTATATGGTCATCATCCATCTACTGGCAAGTTCTTTGTTGCAAGCAAATCGGCATTCAACAAAACACCAAAAATAAATCACAGCGAAGAAGATATTGATAAAAATCATGGTCATGCACCAGGTCTTGCTGAAAAACTAAAAGCAGCATTAAAACACCTACCAAAAGTTACACCAAAGAAAGGTGTATATCAAGGCGACTTGATGTTCACTCATGATGACTTAGAGCATCATGATAACGGTGTTTCTTTTCATCCAAATCCTTCTGGTATTCGTTATACTGCAAAAGGTAAGGAAGCAGAAAAAGCAAAAAATTCCAAAATTGGTTTAGTCACTCACTTATCATATCATGGTGATGATCCTAAGAATTTAAATGCTAGTCATGAGGTCGACCACGAAAACTTTGGTCAACATAAAGATGTGCATCATATTAATCCAAATATGGATACATCGAAGGTCCGCATGTCACCAAAAGACAAAAAAGAATTTGATTCTCATATAAATGCTGCTAAAGAAATACATGACAAGAATGGTAAAGCAATGTATTCTGCAACAGCAAAGCATCACGGTGCTAGTGGAGATTTAGAAACATACATCAATCAGACAGTAAGAAGTGGTGCAACTCCTGACCACAAAGGTTTTGCAAAGCATTTAGAGCAAAAACACAATAATGAAATTGAAAAGTTAAAGACAGAGAAAGGTAAAGGTAGAAAAAAACAAGAATTACAAGACCATCTCTATCATATAGATGCACATTCAGAACATTATAATGATTTATTTAAACTACACCATCATTTACAACAAGCAAAGAATGTATTAGTCAAAACACTAAATCAGCATCAAGTATTTGACCAACACCACAATGGAACGGAAGCAAATCCAGAAGGTTATGTGTTTCACCATAATGGTGAGTCGGATAAATTAATACACAGACACGAATTTAGCAGAAGAAACTTATTAGGTAGAACTAGATGAAAAGATTTATACAGATTTCAGAAGAAAAAGACCAGGACTTAAAGCCTGTCGTTATGGCGTTTGGTCGCATGAACCCACCAACTTCTGGTCACGAAAAATTAGTTAATAAAGTCAAAGAACTTGCCGATAAGCACAAGGCACCACATCATATTGTACTTTCACATTCACAAGACGCTACAAAAAATCCACTGAGTGCAGAACAAAAAGTAAAACATGCAAGTAGAGCATTTCCTGATACAAACATAGAAGCAGCATCAAAAAAAGAACCAACGTTTTTTCATCATGCAAAAAAATTATATGATGCAGGTCATCGTCATCTTATAATGGTTGCAGGTTCAGATAGAGTAAAAGAATATCACGACCTTCTACACAAGTATAACGGCAAAGAAGGACATTTCAATTTTGATAAGATTGAAGTCAAGTCTGCTGGAGAAAGAGATCCTGATGCCGAAGGTACATCTGGTATGTCAGCAACAAAGATGCGTGAACATGCAAGAAATGGTAACTTCACAGAATTCAGAAAAGGTCTTCCTTCACAAATGAAAGACCATCATGCACTTGAACTATATCATGATACTCGCAAAGGTACGGGTCTGCATGAGAATGTAGATAGAGGTATGTTCAAAGCAATTTTTGTAACTGGTGGTCCAGGTTCAGGAAAAGACATAATCATCCGTGAAGCAATTGCAGAAGCAAGAGCAGTTGAAATGACTTCACAATATGCATTGTCTGTTTTACTTGACAAGCAAAAACTATCAGAAAATACAAATGACCATCGTGTGAATGCTATTCGTTATCGTTCACCATTAATCATCAATGGTAATGCAGATAACTATGACACGATACATTCAATCAAAGAAGAATTAGAAGAACTTGGTTATAGTACCATGATGGTCTATGTCAATACTACAAATGAAATCAGCAAGCAAAGAAATCAAAACTTAACTAGAATGGTATCAGAATCAGTAAGAGAAGAAAAGTGGTACAATTCTCAAGTCAATAAAGTTAAATTCCATGAACAATTTGAAGACTTCAATCTATTTGAAAATAACGATGCACCAGAAACTCTAGAGTTTGCAATCACAGAAGTGTATGAACATGTTGCTGATTTCTTAGACAGAACAGTAGTGAATCCGATTAAAGAATCATGGGAACAAAGAAACGAAGAAGTCAGACCAAAGAATAGATTTAAAAATCTTCTAAAGAATAACAACTGTACAGCATGTCAGATGATTCGCAAGTCTGATAAGATAGATAGCGTTAAAGATGGTGATGTCGCAAGCAATTCGAGTTATATCTTTAGAACTTATGAAGACAGTCAACCAAAACTTACCGTAAATCCTCCTCCTAAAGAACCAAACTTTAGAATGGATAAAGATAAGGCAAACGCAAAAAGATATAAGTGGAACAATCAAGTCACAAGTAAAATCCGACCTGTTGGTGTAGGACCAGAGTTCGATACAAGACAGCAAGGTACTGTTTATCCTATGTCTGGACTTGGAGATGTTACATATAGAGAAGAGACAGAAAATAAATATAGTGATAAAGAACTTGCAGAAAGTTCCGCAAAATCTTTTAGGAAGTTTAGAAAAGAAGCAATCGACGATCCTGGTGCTGTAGATATGGGCGTCGGTGGTGTACTGGGTGGTGCAAGTAACAAAGAACCGTTAGAAACTCCATTGAGTAAATTTGGGCTTTCAGGTATAACTATTGAAAAGAAAAAGAAAAAGAGGTTTAACCAATGATTAAATTTAATTCTTTTGTTGGTGAAGAGCCAGCATATATCAAAGAGGATGTTCAATCTTTAATTGAACAAGTATCTGAAGACGAAATTAATTTTGATGGAGATGAAGAGCAACTTATTGATGCTCTTGATTGGGATCTAGAAGAAGAACCTATTTCAGAAGCAGAATATAAAGGAAAGAAAGTTCCTCTTGGTAAACCAATGAAGGGTGATGTCAAGAAGTCCAAAGTCTATGTCAAAGGACCTAGTGGTAGAGTTGTTAAGGTCAACTTTGGTGACAAGAACATGACTATTAAAAAGAATAATCCAGCAAGAAGAAGAAGTTTTAGAGCAAGACATCGCTGCGCCAATCCGGGTCCAAGAACAAAAGCAAGATATTGGTCTTGCAGAGCATGGTAAGATAGGAGACACATATGTTTACCAACAAATTATTAAATGATTCTTTAGCAGAAGCAGTTAAAAAAGTAATGAAGGATGAGGAGTCTGGATTACGCATGGCTGCTCATGCTGCACACAAATCAGGCAAGAAAATGTTTACTTTCCAAGGTAAGACATATCCTGTAAAAGTGCAAGGTGAAGAAGTTTCTTTCGGCGAAGCAATTGAAGAAGCCAAAGATTGTGTCACAGAACCAAAAGCAAAAGAAATCGCCAAGAAAGAAGTCAAGAGTCATGAAACACAACATCACGGAGAAAAAGGTGATGTTGCAAAGCATGTCAAGAAAATGCACAAGGAAGAAACATTTAAGGATCGTCTCATTGAGTCTGCATATGGAAAAAAGTCTCCTATGATTGATGAAGACGATTCGGAAATGACACCAGAACAAAAGAAAAAGAAAGAAAAGATTGTTCTGTCGATGAAAGACAAAGAAAAAGAATTCAAAGCAAAGTACGGCAAGAATTGGAAGAGCGTAATGTATGC